GAACCTCCTATCAGTCAACCCCGTGAGGTCTCTCATCGTGGAGGGAGTCCGAAGGCCGGCTCTGCATTTTATGACGAGGATTAAGGATTAACTATGGCAAATAGATTTAAACCTGCCAGTAAGAGTGTAAATGGCCTGGAGCCATTGTCTACAGGCTACTCGACTGTAACACCTGATTTTCATATCCCGTCTTCAGGAATAGAAGATGTTGATATAGCCATGTTTGAATTGTTTGACAAGGAACTTCCTCTCCAGGTAGGTTCTACAAATGGGACAAATATAAAAAAAGTACCTGTTGTTTTTGCAGGTGGTGAAAAATGGGCTCAACTTAAAAAGAATAAGCCTCTTAGAGATAAGTCAAATTCTCTTATTCTTCCCATTATTACAATTGGTCGTACTGCTATAAATCAAAACTTATCAGAAGACATAGTCGGCAGGGGAATGAATCAAAGAACGGGAGAAATAATGGTACGTCGTCGTTTATCAAAAACAGATCGCGGCTACCAAAAACTAATCAATAGAACAGGAATTCAAAATCAAAATAATGTATTCTTAAATAACAGAACAGATCCGGGTCCTTTTAGACTATCTCCTATTGGAGACATGCTTTTAGACCCAGTTGTAGCAGAAGGCGGTTTTCTTTTATCAGATAAGACAAAAAACATAATAGAAACAATCTCTGTGCCAGTGCCGCAATTTGTTACGCTTATTTACGAGGTGATTATATGGACACAATATACACACCACATGAACCAAATTATAGAAACATTGATGTCTTCTTATCTTCCACAAGTGCAAGGATGGAGACTTGACACCCCTAAGGGATATTGGTTCGTGGCAGAGGTTGAAGATGGTTCAATGTCCCCAGAGACAAACTTTGATGACATGACACAAGGCGAGAGACTTATTAAGACTAGGTTTAATGTAAGGGTGCCTGCTTACATTTTTGCATCCTCAGCACCTGGGGTGCCTGTTCCGGTGAAAAGATACTTGTCAATGCCTCAAATCTCATTTGAAGCAGGCACGTCTGATAGGCAAAGCGAAGAAGAGGATCCTGTCTCGAATGTGCAAATAGCAACCGAACCATTTTTAGGAGTTGATGATCCAACTCTTCCCTTACAAACAAAACGTCCCCTAAGACGAGATGGTCGTCGCGACGGGTCAACTAGATTAAATTTTGATCCATCGACACCTAGCTCTACAGATCCAGCCTTGTTAAAAAAACCTCGAGGGCGAGCCCCTGATCAATATATTAAATTGGCTACTCTTGATGGGGCTGGAAATAAAAAAGTTAGACACGTAAAGATAGCCAATATCAATAAATTTACAGGAGAAACCACTTACATGTCAGGGTTAGATCTATCCGAACTAAGCGGTGTGGAAGCCGATGAGTAAATGAGTTCAGACAATTCAAATTCACAATATAGTTATGACTTAGAGTTTTAGTCGCAAGGAGCCGGTAATGACCGAACAAACGTTTAGATCACCAAATTTTTATGAGAGAGAAATTGACCTTTCAGCCCCAACTGTATCTTCGCCTTCCGGCACCCCTGGTGGCGTAATTGGTACAGCCAATAGAGGTCCAGCATTCGTCCCAGTGACGGTCGGTAATTTTACTGAATTTATCCAGAAGTTTGGAAATCTTGACTCCAAGAGATTTGGTCCTTATGCAGCCAACGAATTTTTAAAGCACAAGAGCGCCCTCACTTATCTTCGCGTCCTAGGCGCAGGTGCAAATTCTACCGAAGGAGATATTTCGGAAACATTTGCTACTGGCAGAGTGAAGGGAGCCGGTATGTTGTTGACTGGTACATTAGAGAGTGATGACAGATACACAGGCGTTGTACAATATCTTGTTGCCACTCACAACGTGCAAAGCGACGATGAGCTAAGAGTTGGTACGTTCTCTTCTTTCGCTGAAGAAGCCAGGTTGGTCAGAGGCATGTTCATGACGCCTGTAGGGTCCAAGATCATGGTGATGGGTTCTTCTGAATCTTTCTCAAATGACATGGACGATGTCGCAGAAGGTTCATCTACTGGCACATTTAAGATCATGATCTCTTCTTCGCTCGGCGACGGTTATGCTAACACGGATGGAGTTTCCGGAATCAAGGTTTTCGAGGTCTCTCTTGTGCCTTCGGCTTCAAACTATTACGCGAAGGTCATGAACACCGATCCGGATAAGTTTGTTGCTGAACAGCACTTGCTTTACGCCGACTTCCCTGTCGAATCGACATTGGCAAAGTTTGATGATGGTCTATCGGTTGCGATTTTACACGGATCAGAAAATGATTCGGCTGTCGAGAGTCTTTCGATGAGGGAGGCGTTTGGTTCGTTCAACGCAAGATATCGCGCTCCACAAACGCCGTGGTTCATATCGCAGCCATTCGGCGCCACAGAGCATCAACTCTTCAAGTTCGAAGCCTTGGATGATGGAGAGTTCGCAAACAAGTTATACAAGGTCGCCATCGCAGATCTTAAGGCATCGACGGATCCCACGAACCTATATGGTACATTTACCGTGCAATTCAGGGCTTGGGACGATACTGATAGCGATGTAAAGATCATCGAGCAATTCTCGAATTGCTCTTTGAATCCTAACTCTTCTAACTACGTGGCAAAAATCATCGGAGATATGAAGGTTTCGTTTGATTTCGATGCGCTCGCCGATACGGAGAAGAGGCTGGTTATGAAGGGTAAATATCCCAACGTTTCCAAGCTGGTTAGGATAGTCATGTCGGACGCCGTAGAGAACTCAATGATTCCTGGCAACTCTTTGCCTTTCGGATTCGAAGGTCTTCACTTGCCTAAGACAAATCTATTGTTAAGCGATGCAGATCCTGGCTCGAATGCGAGACTGGCAGGGAGTGGCTCACTAGACCTCTTGCATGGTTCTGTTCTTCCTCCTATCCCATTTAGGACCAAGGTGACTCGTGGTACCGTGGACAGCGTTGCCTGGCTAGGTCAGCCAGGTAAGAACGAAACAACAAGCCCCCTGTACTACTGGGGAGTTAAATTCGAGGTTACGACCGATCCGCTCAATCCTAACGCTTCCTCTGAGAAGAATGGCCTGCTTGATTCTTACACAAAATTCTTTGGTCTTCAGGGTCTAGACGCTGTCTTAACAGGCTCGGCTGTAAATGAATTGAATAATAATAAGTTTTCCCTCTCTAAGGTTGCTCTTGCCGCCACTTCTCTTCCTGAATTAACAGGTTCCTTATCAGCTCAGATGAAGTCGACTGCCTATGTTAGAAATGCCACGGTTAATCCTTCGGATTATACTGTACAAGACACTGAGCTTGGAAATCGTTGGACATTGGCAACTTTGCTAACCAAGTTAACACCTGCTGAGTTTAACAAGTATTCGCCTTATACAAAGTTTACGACTCTTCTACAAGGTGGATGGGATGGCGTAAATATTCTTGACCGCGATGCGCGCAGAATGAATGATAAGGCTTCTAGCTTTGATGCCGGAGCGTCTGCGGGTTATATTGCTCCTGGTTTTGGTACGAATTTCGCAGGGAGTGGACAATCTAATTCGACGGTTGCTTCGTATCTTAAGGCGATCGACGTCATGACCGATCCATTGACCGTTAACGTCAACATCCTCGCCATTCCAGGCATTAGGGATGAATACATTACAGAATACGCAATGAACAAGGTGATGGACTACGGCTTGTCTTACTACGTAATGGACGTACCTGCTAGAGATGATGATGATGTTCGTCTATATGATGACTCTTTAACAAGACCTAACGTAGATTTGACCGTAAAAGCTTTTGATGCTCGTTCGCTTGACAATAACTACACAGGGGTTTATTTTCCTGATGTTGTAATCGATGACGCTTTCAATAAGCGAAAGGTAAAAGTGCCTGCCTCTGTCGCCGCGATGGGCGCCTTGGCATTCAATGATAGAATCGCATATCCATGGTTTGCGCCTGCAGGATTTAATAGAGCAGCCTTGGACTTTGTCAACAACGTTAGCGTTAGACTTAACGTCGCAGATAGAGATTCTCTATATGACTCCAGGATTAATCCTATTGCAACATTCCCTCGTCTCGGATATGTCATTTACGGGCAAAAAACTCTGCAGGCCAGTAAGTCAGCCTTGGATAGGGTCAACGTACGCAGGCTTCTCCTCGAAGTAAAACGAGTTGTGGTAGGTATTGCTCAAAGACTTGTATTCGAGCAAAACACGCCTGGACTAAGAAGTCAATTTGTGGCTGATGCCACAACACAATTAGGGCTTATTCAGGCCGCGTCTGGAGTCGAAGCATTCCAGGTTGTAATGAATGAAACGAATAATTCACAGAATGATATTGACAGCAATAGATTAAACGGAAGAGTAGTTGTCGTACCAACAAGAGTGATTGAATATATTGCAGTTGATTTCATTATCACGAATAGCGGCGTTCAGTTTATCTAAAAAAATTATTGATCATACATATTAGTGTCTAAACGGGAGCACAAACATGGCACAAGGTAGCGCAGGAGTTAAAGCAAGAGAAATTGACCTAACAGGTCCAGTCACTCGGACTCCAACAGGGGTTCCAGCAGGCGTGATTGGCACGTCCCTTAAGGGGCCTGCCTTCTTACCTGTCACGATTGGTAATATGGGTGACTTTTTTGCAAAGTTTGGTCGAACAGACGGTAAAAAATTTGGTCCGTTAGCAGCCAACGAATGGCTTAGAAACGCAGGTTCTCTAACTTATCTAAGGGTGCTAGGAGTCGGCGACGGTCTAGCTAGAGAAGAAGACGGCTCGGTCAATAGGGCAGGCTTTGTCGTTGGAGATGACCTTCCAACTTCTGATCTCAGTTCCGTTAATGGATTTAAGTCCAACGAGTTTGCAAATGCTGGCGGCGCACCTGGTAGGACACACTTCCTTGGTTCTTTTATGGCAGAGACTGAAGGATCAAATGCTTTAACCTCTGCAGGGCTTACTTCGCCATGGAGGTTGGTCGGCACGTCATTCCAGCAAGGCGTCTGGTGTAGATATGGCGTTGCAGGTGCGACACCAGACAATGACAAGGAATACTCACTTTATGTAAATACTTTTAAGTATTCATCGGCGCTCCACAGAACTCTTGTCGGCTCGGACTTCCTGGCATCAGAAGGCGACATCGTTATGGGCCTTAAGGCCACATATTCAGTAGATGCCCCTGGTGACGAAGAGATGATTGTTAAGTTTGATTTAGGTAGTGACAATACATTCTCTGCTGGAACCGCCAGTGGTGTCTCTTGGACAGCAGGTCAAGGCTCGGCTTCTTCTGGCTCTTCAGATGGCAACTTAATGATCCGGGTAAATAAAACTTCAGGCGTAAAGTTGGACCAAAGAGTTTCAGGTGCATATGTAACAACTGGGTTTTTGGGTTTTGTAGGCACCCCGGTCTCAGCAACTTGGTCATCACCAAGCGACAAGACTGCTATCGTGTGGATTAATAAAACACAACTAAGTGCCTGGGTTGATGATGTCAGTACGGTATTTACCGTATCTAGTTTTAAAGCATTGACAAACGTCATATTTACTCCAGCAGATCTTGCAACCCCTCTTTGGCCAGAGACTTATATCGAGTGGCATACGACTCCTTTTGCTCTTCCCGTGTTACGTGGCGTGGTGATGACAGCCAGCGGGGTTTTGGCCAAAGTGGCACCGGCAACCCCTGTGGCTCCTGGAACAACCACCCTAGGATTGGATGGCGCCGTAGGAACAGTCGGTAAAAATATTGGATATGTTGATTCAGGTGATGGTAAGCAAGAGTTTGTACTTTTGCTAAATGGGCATAAAGGCACAGACGCTAGATATCCAAATGTATTGACGGCCTCGTTTGATATGACAGCTCCTAATTACTTTGGAAACGTGCTTAACTCTGATCCTCTAAAGATCAATGAGTCAGGGCATTGCCTATATGCCAGTTGGGATGT